GCGGCGGCAGTCCGGCGAGCGCGCGGATCGCGGCGTCGCTGCCTTTCATGACCTCGAGCATGCGGGCGGTCACCGCCTGCGATTGATTGATGAGCTCGTCGCGTGAGTCGGTCGGCGCGGCGCCGGGCGGGTCGCCCCACTCGACGAAAGTCATATCAAACGTACAATAGCCGCCGAGCTTTTGCTCCTCGGTCCAACGGTATTGCGGGCAGACCACCAGCATCGGCGGGATAGTCGGCAATTGGAGCACGCCCTTGCCTTCCTCCTCGAGCGCGGTGAACAACAAATCGCGCGCGATCCGGTAGTCGCGGTTATAGAGCGGCTCGCCGGTGTTGACCGGATAGACGATGCAATAGCCGCGCACCGAGAATTGCCGCGTCCGCCGGCCCATGTCCTCCGGGTACGGTAAATCGCGCTTGGGGAACTCATGCACGACGATCGCGCGCCCGCTCTCCTTGCTGCCGGCCTCGACGTGAAAGAACGCGCCGCGGAAAGACGCCGGCAACAGCTCGTCGCGCCACTTGGTATTTGGTAGGTCGGTGATCAGCATCGTCCGCTATTCCTGATACTGCGAGGCCATCGACGAGGCCGCCGGCTCCATCTGGGTCTGGCGCGTAACCTCGGTCTTCTTGAACAGCCCGCCGCCCTCGGCCCCGACCTTGGTTCCCCGCGGCGCGTTGACGTGAACCGATAGCTTGCCGGTGCCTTCGACCTTCTGCGCCATTTGGTTGTCGAGCGCGGCGCGCGAAGCACCCGTGCCGAAAACCCAATCGTCGGCCTCCTCTTGCGATCTTATTGTGGGCTGAGAACCGTCATCGGCCGTATCGTCCGCCGCCTGTGATCGGCGGCGGCCGGCAAACGCCTGCGAAGTAAAAGAGTTGCGCGGTGCTGCAACATTGCCGGGCGCCGGGGCTGCGGCTGCATCCCTCGCGCGCTGTTCTGCCGCCCATTTGCGGCCTTCCTCGCCGTGAGCCGAAAACCAAGCGTTCTCAACTTTGTGCATCCCCCAATATTTGGGGTCCGCCATATACTTGGCGAAGTTAGGATCGCCCGCCATACCTTGGTCGGTCGAATAATCAGTGATGTTTGATCCGGCATAGACCTTTGCGAGCGCCGCATTGCCTTCCGCTGCGGTTTTTGCGGAGATGTTTCCACTGATCAAGCCATGCCGGACCGGACCATACTGCCCAGAGAAAAGCGCCTTCCTTATCGTCTGATGGCGCATGGCCGCCATATTCATCAATTGTTCCATGTTTGATTGGATGCCGCCTTCGTGTTGCATCGCGTCGATGGCAAAGGCTTTTAGTTTTGGATCAGCATCTAATTCCTTCTGAAACTGTGCGCGTTGCTCGGCAAGAGTTCCGCTTGAACCGCCGCCATCATCTGGCCCCGTCGTCGGAAGAGCACCCTTGGGGCCGCCTCCAAAGCGACGACGCAGAGCACCGCCTGGATAGGTGACAGTGCCATCACCGCCATCACCGCCGCCGCCGCCGCCGCCACCACCACGAGGGCCGCCGCCGCCGCCGGCTCCGAGCCCGCCGCCGCCGCCGCCGAAGCCAGGAAGGCCGCCGAGGCCGCGCATTGAGGCACCGAGCCCAGGGAGACCGCCCATTCCGCCTGGATCGACGAGAGCGGCGGGATGCAACATCTCAAACAATTGGTCGTTGAGCTTTTGGAGTTGCTTAGTGTTGTCTGCGGTCTCGCGCGTGTTGTTGTCTTCGGTCGACTCGCCGCCGCCTCTGCCGCCGCCAAGTGGGACGACCGCTTCCGGGCCGCCTTCCCCGATCATCGCAAGCGTCGGCTTGGTGACGATGCCGCCGTGTTGGAGCTTAGGGACATTGCCGCTTTGAAAATGATCGCTCCACCACTTCGCCAATGGCGCTTCACTGACGCTGCCAGGGTCGAGCGCCTTATGTTGCTCGATCACCTTCGGATCAAACGGATTGAGCTTGTTCCAGAACCCCTCGGGCGAGGGATGCTCTTTCATTACTTCGGACGCCTTATTGGATTGCGTTTCCCAGCGTGCGAGCACGCCCTCGATGTATTTCATCGCGTCCATCAGCGGACTGCCGCCGAGCGTCTGATCCCACCAAGCCGCTTTGATGTGCTCCCAATGCTCATCGATCAGGCGCGATGTCGTGAGATAGTCGTCGGCCGCCTTCTGGCGATCGGCCTGAATTTTCTTTTCCTCCGCGGACACCGCGGGCAAATCCTTTTTCAGCCGGTCGAGGTCGGGCATTCCGAGCTCGGTTTCAAACTTGCGGAACGCCTCGGCGCCGCGCTGCTCGCCGAACTTTGCGATAGCGTTCCTTCTGATGTTCTCGAGACCCTCGCGCAATTTGTTGGCGAACTTCGTCGGGTCTTTGATCTCGGTCAGTTGCGCGAGGTATTCCTGCATCGCGCCGGCTTCAGCCGAGCCCGGCTTCTGGCCCTCCATCATCTTGCGCCGGAACTCGCTGTTGGCGCGCGTGATGTCAGACATGATGTGCGCCAGACCTTGCAGGTCGCGCGAGGCGTCCTCAACGCCGGCGAGCTTGAATTGCTCCTGAAATACCTTGACGAACGCTGGATCAAATCCGGTTTGCTTGCTCAGGACACCGATGCGCTCCTGCACCTTGGCGAAGTCATTGAGCGCATCGAGCGCCTTGTCCGCCGCATAGCCGACCGCAATTAAGCCGGTGGCGATGCCGCCGATCCCGCCGATGAACGGGACCATGCGCTTGGCCGCGACCTCGAGGTCTTCCGAGAACGGCTTGAGTCCCTTTTCCCGCGCGTCCCGCGCCTGGCGGCTGAACCGCTCAAGCTGTGCTGCCGTCCCGCCGCCGCCGAGCGCCTCGATCTCCTTGCGCATCTCGCGCAATTTCTCGACGGTGTTCCCCTCGACCAGCGTTACTTTGATTTGTAGTTCTTCGGTTTCAGCCATCGTTCAACGATCCTCGCGGTCGGCGTTTGCCTGGCGCCTAAGCTCGCCGATGCGGTGCGTATATTTGAGATGCGTCTGCACATGCGAGATCGGCATGGACAGAAAAACGTCCGGGCATTGGTGATACCAACGCGCAAGCCAGTAGCAATCGAGGACGAAGTTTTCGCCGGCGTCGGTGCCTACCAGGCCGCCGGCTCCGGCAGAAAAAAACCCCGCAGCCTAAAGGCGCAGGAAGCAAAGTCGCGCGGATCGAGCCGCTCGACCTCGGGCGTGAGGATGCCGCCGAGCGTCGCCACCATCGCCGCCATTTTTCGGTCGTCGATGATGATTTCCCAATCGGCATCGATGCGGCACGGGTTGCCGTTGCGGATGATGTCGGCCGCGGTCGGCTCGCGGAACGAAATCTCGTGGACTTCCTCGTTCTTATGATTGCGGATCGGATGATGGAGCAGCTTCACCTTGATCGGCCAGGTCTCGACGCGCGCCGGCGCCGCGGCCGGCGCGGCTTCCGGCGCCACCGGCTGCTCGGCGACGAACCCTTCGCGGACGGGTATGTTCATGCGCTCACCACGAGCTCTCGTCGCATTGCACGCCTTCCCAGCGGACGCGCGCCTGGCCGTCGCGGGTATTGATATCGAACCCGGCTTTGCACGACGCCTGGATGAGCGTGTACTGCTTGCGGTTGGCGAGCTGCGCGATGACAGTCACGTCGGTTTCCGCCTCGAGCGTTTCCATCAGCAAGTCGGGCGTGGTCGAGATGTCGCCCTCGATGTAGGGAACGCGCGGGATCTCCTGATAGCCGTGGACGCGGTCCTGGCCGGCAATCATGGTGCGCTCGACGTTGCTCGGCGAGACGGTGAAGTTGCCGCGCAGCGCGAGTTGTCGGTTGTCGGCCCAGAGGAAGGCCGTGCCCGCGAATAGTTGGGCCATCTGCTAGTCTCCTTTGCTCGAGTTGAAATCAGGCGACGGCCGGCAGCGTGCCGGTGACGCCGATCGGCGGAAGCGTGGTGGTGTCGATGCCGCGGTCGTATTGCAGCCGGAACTGCGCCAGCACCGCGAAGATGCGCAGTTGGTTGATGAGGTCCGGCGGATAAAGGACATCGAGCCTGTTGGGATCGTTGACGTTGCGCTCGACCAGAAGGTTGTTCTTGAACTGAGTCACGTTCTCGACCAGCCCGTTGAACTCGTCCATCCGATACTGCGCGATCAATGCCGCCCGAACGATGCCGGGCGTGACGATCGCCTGGCCCGGCCCGAAGCGCGTTCCATCGTCGGCGAGCTTGCAGCGCGGGAATTGCGAGGTCACCGCGGCTTTCTGATTGCGCAACAGCTTCGCCAGCGTCGCCAGCGTGGTCACCAGCTCATAGGCGTCGTCGCTCTGGCCATAGAGGTTGAGCTGATAGAGCGTCTGCTCCCGCGCGATCATCGGCTGATTGTCGGTGCCGGCCTTTTGGATCGCGATGCCGTTTTCGGCCAGCGAGTTGAGCTCCTCGAAATCAAAACGGCTGTGCAATGGTGCGCATTTGATCTGATTGAGCGAGAGCGTTTGCAGCGGGCGCGCCGGGTCGTCGATGAGGGCGCGCTGCGCCTTGCCGCAATAGGCCGCGGCCCATTCGAACGACGGCGACGGGCTCGCCACCTCGAAGCCGAGCACGGAGATCACGCCGGAATTCTGCGTATTACCGAACGTGATGAGGTCGGTATAGAGCCCGCGCTTGGCCGAGAAGACGTGGCCGAAATGCTCGCGCATCCAGCCCCAGCGGCCGCCATCGGTGAAGCCGTATTCCTGATCCCACGCGAACAGCGAGGTCGAGTCGGTATAGGGCATGGCGACATATTCGAATTCCTGCTCGCCCATGTTCGAGATCGCGGCATCGAACACCGGAACGCCGACGCCGCCGGCAAGCACGCCGCCGGCCGGCAGCGTCATGACCAGACCGGGCGGCAGGCGCTCGCCGCCGATGCTGCCGTAGTAGTTCAGCCCGACCGTGATCTCGTTGCCGTGAACGCCTTTGAATTCCGCGGTCAGTGTCACGTCGGTCGGGCCGCCGACCGAATGAACCGGAAGATCAAAGTTCTCGTTGATAGCGAACGAGATAGCGGTGTGGATCGAATTGACGGTGTCGGTGGCGCCAACATTGACCGGGATATGATCGCCGGCGATGTAGAGATGGATCGTGCCGGCTTCGGTCGGCGCCGCGGTGACAATGATCTTGCCGGTGGCCGCGGCCCCGCCGCTCGGCTCGGCGACCGGCAGGCCCCACACCTCGTTGGCCAGGTTGCTCGCGTAGTAAGCCTTGAACATCCGCGAGAGCTCGGAGCCCTGGCCGAAATGCGCGTCGGCTTGCGCCTGCGATCCGACCGCGATCGGAATGTCATGCGGCGCGTCCCCGCCGGCGGTCGCGGTGCCGACGAGCAACGCGCGCAGCCCGAGCTGCGGCAACCCGGCTTTCGACGGATCTACCTCCACCCAGTACAGGGGAACCTTGATGTTGGACGGGATTTGATTGAAGCTGATGGGCATCGCACTGTCTCCTAATGATTGATTTTTGGATTAGGCGGTCGGCTTCGGCGGCGGGCCGCCGGGCGCAGCCTGCGCAGGCTTGGGCGCCTCGGCCTTCTCGCCGCCCACGACCTTAACGGTGCCGTCCGCGATCCGCCGTTTGGTGAAGCGGTCAAGCGGCCACTCGACCGCGCCGCTCGGCGGGAAGCCGATGCCGCGGGGATGACGCACCGCCTTGCGCAGCACGTCGGTTGACGGCTCGACGCGCACGACCTCGGCCTTCGGAAGCCGGCTCTTGAGTTGCGCCTGGCGCTCGGCGACCAGCTTTTGACGCTCGGTTAGCTTTACCTCAACCATCGGTCTTTCCTCCTTGTGCAGGCGTGAACTCATATTCGCGGATGATGCGTTGGACCGCGTCGGCCGGCGGCACCGCCTCGTCGCCCTCAACCGGGACGATCTCGACATGCATGCGCAACAGATCGTCGGTAATGATCGGCCCGTATTCGGCGCCGTAGACGACCCAGGCGTCATATTGCAACTCTGCGAACGGCGTCTCGTTGGTCCCGGAAGTTCCGAAGTTGTGCCGGCGCGTGCCTTTTTCGACGCCGCGAAACGTGACGTTGTCGGGCAAGCTGGAAAACCAGAAATTCGTCAGCTTGGGATCGCGCCATATCCCATTCATCAACGCCCAGAAGGCTTCGTCGATCTTGAGCTCGCCTTCGACCTGATCGTTGTTGTTGATGATGACCGAGAAACCAATGCACAGCGAATGGATAAACCGGATCATGCTGGTCTGATATTCGCCGTCTGGCGCCATCGCTTCCTCGACGATGTAGACGCCGAGATAGGGGATGAACTGCGGTTGGATTTGGAGCTGCCTGCAGCGGCGCGACGTGAAGCCGGCAAAGAACGGCAGCGTCACCGCCTTGGCATAGAGCGCATCCCGGATGATCGCGGAATAACTCTGCGTGTCCGAGATGCTCATGGCGCCGGCGGCAACCATTTGCGGAGCGTCAGCACGGTCATGCCGCCGTCGTAACTGTCGATATCGACGACCTCGAATTCGCCGAGCGCCGGGCCGGCGTCGGCTTCGGGGATGACCAGGCGATCGCCTTGTTGCGGCAGCTCGCCGAATTCCACGTCGCGAATATCGAGCGCGGTTTTCTGATCGGAATAGATCGCACCGTCCTCGGTTTGGA